GTTGGCATTGTTATCTCCAAAATCGTTTAAGGTTGTCGGTTGAAAATGTCTTTTGGTATTCGGTTTCTTTGGGAGTAGTTAGCCTGTTTTTCTGAGGCAAAACTCCTGTGAACACTTCTTCTTTTGTTTTGAATATACAGAAACAAAGTTTGCAATATCTGCGGCGGTAAGTGAATTCTTCATTCTGGATGGTTTCGGTGATTGCGATCTTGTCACCCTCGCACTTAGGACACTTCAAAATGGCACCTCGTCCCAAACCCAAGATGAACAGTCAACAAGACCAGTAATCCAATCATCTGGTGGAGGCGCATCAAACTCTTGGCACTTGCTGAAACTGAGTTTGGTGCAACTTTGGCAGTTGACAGGAATAATGTTTATCTGTGCCAATTGCTTTTTCAAATGCATTTTGATGGCATTTAGTTCAACTAAATTCATAATCTCTCACTTCCGTATATTTTCCGTTTTGGCGAGTCGCAATGCGGTCTGGTTTTTTAATGCAGTTTGGATCGAAAAGCAAAGCATTGATTGCATACTCAACACTTGTTGGATAACTAAGCGAAGTATTTGGTGAACTGCGAGCAATCCACCAAGCAACAGCCTTCTGTCCTGCATAACCCGTATGGTCAAAACAAACCCATTCTGATGCTTTTTTCAAAATTCCAGAATAGTAGTCAACCCTAAGAGAGTCAGGCTTACCCTCCTTCTTATGGGTGTGATATTCGACTTTTGTAATGTCATGCCAAACCAAAATGTTCTTGGATTGCTCAGACAGCAATGCGGCATAAGACAGAGAGGCATCCAAGACCTTGGGCTGTTCTTCTCTGATCGTGGCTCCACAGACTATGCAAGTCAATGCGGATGCCACATTGCGTTCACCACAATCTGGGCAAACACAAAATGGGGCTTCCTGATTGCTGGTCAGGCGTTTGGCTCTGCCGCTGATGGTGTCTACGGGGCCGAGCCTCGCAACTGTGTCAGTAAAGTCAAGCACCATGCAGTCGGTCTTGCCATCCGCAATGCGTGTTCCTCTGCCCATGCCTTGCACATACAGAACTGGCGACTGCGTTGGTCTGCACCAAATAATGCAATCCACATCTGGCACATCAAAGCCAGTTGACAAAGCCAAGACAGTCACCAAGCAACGAATCTCGCCATTGCGGAAATCTCTAATGAGGTCTTCCCTAATGTTTTTTGGAGTCTCACCACAGACAACGGCGGTTCTTACACCAAGTGAATTTAACTTCTCAGACAGGCTGTCTGCGTTAACGACACTTGGCGTAAAGGCGATCCACTTCTTGCGTTCTAGGGCTGTTCTCGTGGCTTCTAGGGCTACTTTGTCCAAGTATTTCTCAACCTCTAGAGACAACTCGCCAATCTTGTAGTCTCCGTTGGCAATTCCCACTTTGCTAGCATCGATCTGGGTGATCACTCCATAAGGTGGTGGGACTAATGGCGCAATGAATCCTGCATCAAGCAATTCCCTCATAGTCACACGGCTGGCGAACCCTGTGAAGAGTGGATCATCTCCGTCCGTTAGCCAGACCCCATTACCCCTAAAGGGTGTGGCGGTCATGCCAACTGTTCTGTATTCGCAGAGTTCCGACAACTTAGCCAAGAAGGTGCGGTACATCCCTTTTGGCTTGGTGTCTACCAAATGCGCCTCATCAATGATCACCATCTTGATGTCTCCAAGAAGGTGCGCCGACTTAGCAATTGATCCTATGGTGGCAACAATCACATCTGCATCATGTTGTTTTTTGTTAAGGCTTGCACTCACAAAGCCAACCTTGATGTCTGGCGGCAAGAGGGCTTGCAACTTCTCAGCGTTCTGCTCTGCCAATTCCTTGCTAGGCACCAGCACCACAGTCCTAGGGTGGAAGTCTGGGTACTGATCCCACATCTGGCGCACAATTTCGGCGCAGATGATCGACTTGCCTGCGGCAGTTGGTAGCACCAACAGAGGTATGTCAGTTACCTCTTGGTGCTTTGTCCACCAATCAAACAAACTGGTGACTGTGCGAGATTGATACTCACGCAGGATCATTTTTTCTCGCCTCAAGCATTGCGTCTGCCACTCTGTAAGCGTCAGCAGAGAGTTGATAAACATTGGGGTGCATCCCATTGTTCAGCAAGCCCTGCATTGCTTGTGCGGCAAAGTAATCTCTCAAGGTAATGTCTTGGATCGGTACTGTCATACAAACTTTCCTCCATGCTGTTTGCGTAATTCCAAGCATTGCTCGTCCACCAAAATAGTCTTGTCTCCACAGGAATGGATTTCTTGACTGCTCAAGTGGTCTGGGTTCTTGTTTGGATCGCCATTGGTAAAGCGTTTGCCATCTGCCATTTGGTAGACAACTCCATCTCCATCTGTGTCAATAGGATGGGCAGTCTTAGCCAGCAGAATTGGAATGATCCTGTGGTCTGCACAACCTTGTCGCTGGTCATCAACCGACAAATCCTTTTTGTGCGTTTGGCAACTCCATCTCGCCTGTCCATCCATTTCTGGGGTGGCGTGGGCGCATGATCTGCAAGATGCGGCTGGTGTATCTGTGCCATGACAAATTGCGTGGTAGTCGCAGAACTTGCACTCATACCAACTAGGGTCAGTAGAGACACCAACAGGAGGTTCTGCGGCGGTGATGACTGCAATGGCTTTGTCAATGATGGCTTGAGCCTCAACGGGATCAAACTCGATTCGTTCTGTATAGATTTCATCGTTATCCTTGTTGACTACAAAGTACAAGGCTCGTTTGCAACCATCATCACCAAACTCGTCACTTGTCCACTTCATGTATATTTGCATCTGCGCCCAATGTTCTGGCTTGGACTTCTTTACGCCATTTTTTTGCATATCCCGAAACATCTTGTCTGATGCGGTCTTGATCTCCAAAATATGCGGTGACTTAGGAGCCTGTGGCAGACCCGTGATGATGCCATCACAGTTGCCTTGGAAGTGACCACCAGAAGACTCTTCAACAAAAGACCATTGCTTGCCTGTCGTTGGATTGTTCTGGTAGACAGTACAACCAATGCTTGCCAAGTCTTTGTAGACCCGTGGCTCTTGCAGATGCCCAGACTGAAACACTCGATACAAGCGTCCAGAAAATTGTGCCGCCTTAGACCAGCGGAAGGAATACCAATGCTGGCGCAAACAAGGTTTGCCAATAGCAGAGGCTCCAAGGTATGGACGCTGTGGCTCAGAGCCAAACTTTGCCTTGTAGTAGGCAAAGATGGCATCTGCCACAGGGTCAACTACCGCAGTTGGTAGTTGTGCCATTCTTAGCCCTTCTTAGCCCATGCAGGGGCTTTAGAAGTTGGTGCAGAGGCTTGTGCAGGGGCTGGTGTATCAGCAACTTGTGCCGAATGCGTAGGCGTAGCACCAGAGGCAGACTCATAGCCCTTGATGTTGTTGCTCTCTTGGTACTTGCCATCTGCCTCACGGACTGTCACCTTGACTCGCACAGGCTTGTAATGCAATGCAGAGGTGTCTTCCAACTTGATCACATTCACGGCATGGCAAAGTGCAGACAACTGTGCCTGTGCAATGCGTTGGGTGGTTTCGTTTGTGTGCTGGATGTTCATGTTGTCCCACACACGGCGTCCCTTGTACTGCCCATCAATGATCTCCAAGGTCAGCTTCAAGCCCTCACCATTGCCAGAGGCCAATGGGCGAATATCAGACTCTGTGATGTGCGCAAGATAAGTTCCTGCGGGTAAGACTCCAAGAGTTCTGCGCCGAGCCACGCAATATCAAAGAAATCATGGCAGAGGGCTTTACGCCCAACGCCGTTTACATGGCAGTTCGCCGTGGGCAACTGGTGAACCTCAACGCCAAAGACGCTTGGGGCAGACCTACCCACAGAACCGCAGGCTCCTTCCAATCAACTGTTGATCTTGTCCGTAAGTATGATGCTCAACCCTTAGTCAACGCATGGATGGGAGCATCAACATGACACCAGACCTCTACCAATTCAACTGCGAGGTTGAAGGTGTCGAACTCCAATGCAAACTGGAGTATGAGCCAGCAGAAGAAAACTACCCAGACGCACCCGACATAGACGAGTGCATGAACCTTGTTAACGCCTTTACCAATGGCGTTGACATTGCCAATCTGCTTATGCAGTCCATCGTGGATCACATCTGCGAATCCGCCCTTGAAGATATGAAAGAAAACTCCAATGATTACTAAACTTGTTGCAGAACTTAGAGCCGCAAAACTGGCAGAAGAAACTGCCAAGAAGAACCGCCTAGATGTAGAGAACAAGATTCTTGCGCTTTATGTCACTCCAGATGGTGGTGAAGGTACGCACAATGACGAGGAGTTCTCCATCTATTGGAAACTAACTCGCACAGTCGATGCAGAGGCTTTATCAGCCGAGTTCGAGATGCTTGGAGCCAATGTGCAAAAAGCATTTCGTTGGAAGCCAGAAGTTGATCTTCGTCAACTTCGTGCCTTGCAAGAACTCGATGCTCCTGCTTATGCACAAGCCGCCAAATTCTTTACATCTAAACCCGCAAAACCATCCTTAAACCTGAAAGACTAAAAATGTTTGATCTTAAATCTATCACCAAAACCCGCCGTGTTCTTCTCCTTGAGTTTGGCTTCAATGGCAAAGTAAACATCAGTAATAGTCCAACTATTCCATGTCCGCATACTGTCGCCAATCATGTTCAGTTCATCCTGCGTCAGCCCAACCCATGTGCGCTGTGGTGGGGTGGTGTAATAACGCTTGAGCATCCATTCCATAACATCACGCGATACAAACTGTCGTGTGTTTTCGTATATTTCTTGCTCAAGGTCGTCTAATGTCGCCACAGGCTCCTGCTCTGGCTCCAATTCAGCCATCACTTTGTATGTAGCGCGAACCGCCGCGTCTTCAAGGCTTATCCGCATATCGCGTTTAATTGATGCCAACTGTTTCTGGCTCAGGGCATCGTAGTCATCATCAGTCATGTGTTCTTCTCCTTGAGTTTGGCTTCAATGCCTCTGAAAAATTCACGCCAAAAACTATCGGTCGGGTCTGATGCTTCCATTTTTTCAGCGCAATCTGCAATCTCCTCATCCGTCAGCCCAACCCATGTGCGCTGTGGTGGGGTGGTGTAAAGAGGAATGGTGCAACCAAAGTTCTTTGCACCCTCCGTGTGCCTTGCAAATATTCCTGATGGTGTACTGTCATTCATCCACGCCATAGGCTCCTGCTCTGGCTGTGCTAGGGCTTCTTTGATGGCGGTGATGGCTTTGTCATAACGATTGCACTGTGCTTCATCCTTCAATGGCAAATAAGGGATAAATCCTTCCAACGCCTCAAGCGCCAGTTCTAATGCTTGTCTCATGTGTTCTTCTCCAGCTCAGCAACCCTGTCAGACAAGACACGCACTAGCTCCGTCAGTATGGTCACCTCCGCCATAAGCTGCTCCCTAGTCGGGCGCTTGATTCCTCGGATAGATTCCTGTTTAGCCTTGCTCTCGCGCTCCACACGGTTAAATTCTTCCCACTCTTCTGGTGTTGCTTCAGTCATGCTTGTCCCCTTGCTCTGATTGCGGATGCAATACTCCATGCCGCACCGCTTTGTGGCGGATTTGATGTAAGCATGGTGTAGTCATGCAATCGTTTATCTGCTTCTTTTGCACACGCCTCACGCTCCTCTGCTATCGCATGGTTGACCAGACCCACTAAGTGCGGTGTTGATACCGTCCATGTTGTGAAGTTCTGGTTCTCTGCTACAACCTTGTGCAGAGTTTGAATAATCTGGTCTTGTGTCATTTCAACTCCTTATCTATTTCCATAGCTCTTTTCAAAACGATTTCTAGGCTTGAACCGCAGACTTTGTAAGAGCCAATAGGCGTTTCTGGGTACCACTGCAATGACCAACAATCATTTGTATCAATACATTTCTGCATGTCTTCTGGCGATATGAAATCGTCTAAATCGTAGGCTGGATGAGAGTCTTCAATAAATTGCTTAACCGTCTCATATACATCCTTGTGTTCGTTATGGGTTAAGTACAAACCTGCTTTGTGTCTTGGCAATATCATTTGCGCTCCAGTTGTGGTTGCGGTAATTTGTCAATGAATGCCTGACCAAAGCGAACGCTGTCGCTGTCTTCTATGGTCACATCGTCTAGCATCGTTTCTTCCATATCTCCGTGGCAATACACGCGAAAATGCTTTGCCCCCAGTTCAATCCTGTACATGGACTCCATGCGTTCTACTGGCTTGTTGCACACCGCGCACATTGGCACATCATGTAAAACAAGCTCGTACTTATTGATGGCTGATAGCTTCACTCTTCTCTCTCCAATCTAGCCTTCTGCGCCGCTTGCAGCGACGTATAGCGCTTGCTGTTACTTTTTAAAAAATAGATGCCGTCCAAAGACTTTTGTATCTCATCTATCACCTCCCCATCAGGGGCTTCCAATACCCACATCTGTAGGGTCCATTCCTTCCAAACAGATCGTTTCACCTATCCTCCCCCGCTGCCCATATCACCATAAGTAATATTGCTATGCCAATTACTAAGAAGAAACCAAGACCCAGCAGCCCCGAGATCATGGCTATGTTGTGTACCGCTTCCATGGACTATCTCCTTTACTAGTTCGTCCTTTAAACGCTGGTTCTCAACAACCAGCTCCCTCCAAGCTTTTAACGCCATCTTGGTGTCCTCGTCCATCAGTGTTTGCCTTCACCAGCTTGCTTCTTCAACATAAACCGCAGACGTGCATACATGTCCACTGCCGTGTTTTGCATGTACTCCTTCATGTCCAACTCGTCAGGGAGCACGGACAACGGAACACGGGCCTCGATGTAGCAACCTTCCCGCTCCATAGTGAAGATAAACAGGTCTTGCGTGTCCTCTTCCATAGTCACGGGCAACGCGCCATTAATTTGTGATGTCATTCGTCTTCTCCTAAATCAGCTAAACGTTTATTGATCCGCGCAATACGGGCCTCGTTGTAGTTAAGGACACTCTCCGCGTATTCCAGCGCTGTCTCCGCATTCAACTTGGATAAATACGCTTCTTTTAGTTCTTTCAATAAAATCTCACGCCGAGTCCGAGCCCGCAAAAGGTCCCTCAGGAAATTGATCAAGATGTCACGCCATGTCATGGCTTTTTCTCCTCAAAATGCTTCTCAGCATCTTTGTAATAGGTCATAAACAGATGGATTGCGTTGTGCAGACTAAGTTCCGAGGCCCGAGCGACTCCGGCAGCAGCACGCAACGCGCCAATCGCACAGGAGCGCTTATCCTCCTTCGTGTCAAACATAGCCACAGTCATGGCCGAAGCCACAACAGTGGACGCTTGCTGCAATCTGCGCAGCTCTTCTTTAGTTGGTTGGGTCATGCTTCTCTCGCTTTCATCATTGCGTCTGCCAATAAATATGCGCCTTCGGCAAGGTGAATCTGGTTAGCAAACAATTGGGTCTGCTGGCCTGCACACATGCCCTCCAAAGCTTTCGCTGCAAAGTAATCGCGCAATGTCATGCCGTCTTGTGCTACGTAATCTACACCTTCAAGGTAAGTGTCTTCACTAAACGGTCTTGGAAATGCTGGTATATCGTTCATGGTAATTTGCTCTCCGCATAGGCCTCTGCAGCCTCTAACATAAATTGGGTCACCGCTTGGTCCTGAATGTCCGCAAGAATAGACTCATGCAAGATACCGCCAATGTCAAGGCCATCAGGCAAATACACATGCAACAAGTTCCACAGCTCCGGATAGTCGGGCTCCAACTTTAAACCAGACATCGGCTCAATCGAACCAATCTCCTCCTCCTCATACTCAAAGAAACACTCCAACGTCATACCATTGAGCTCGTCACAGACAAAGCTGTATTGCGCCAGATCAGGGTGGGTAGGGATATTACTCATAACAGTCCTTTCAAAAAATTATTGGAGAGTGTCAGCATCACTGACTTGCATATCACCATAAGCAGCCTCTATGCCCTCTACAAGGTCAGCCAGAGGCATGTCAATGCCCTTGGCTAAGGCAGCAATGGTCAGGATACACGTGGCCAGAGCTTCAAAGGGGTCTGCGTGGGTGGTGTTTAGATGGGTCATGAGACTTTGACCACGGCTCACGGCCTCATTTAAAAACGCTTCAGGGGTGTCATTCATACTCTATCCTTTCTGTTGTTAGTTGAATTACAGGGTGTACTTTACGATACTGCTACGTACTTGTCAACACTTTTTTAGTTCGCTGCTGTACAAATCTATAGGTAGTTTCCCTAGGTGGTTGGGGGCTATATATGGAAAACGGCATAAGGAACAGGGTTTGTTAGATGTTTTTGTAGGTATATATAGACTTTTTTAGGACGAGTATGTTTTTATTTTTTTATTTGTGAAAATAGACGTAATAGACGTAATGCCGTAATAAACGAGCATTTATGCGGTGTACAGGGCATTACACTACCTTACGGAGACACTTTTAGTGTAATTTCTCTGGGGGGTTCCGCGAGATGCTTTTTGAAAAAATAAAAACTCTTTTTAGCACCAAAAAGTCTATAGGGGCCCTTGGATATGTTTTTGATGCTGCTTGGGTATTGCGTACCGGAATCACTGCCTGTTACACTCTGGTACATGAGTTTTACCGGAGTTACGGAGATGTACAAAGTTGATACAGGAATTGACGTTCCTGATAGCAGAACCAAATACCCGTTCACTGATATGGGGGTGGGCGATAGCATCCTGTTTAAGGAAAAGAAGACAGCGGAGAGCGCTCGGGTAGCGTCATTGCGCTTTGCTCGAGCACACCGAGGGGAGTGGGTGTTTTCGCTGCGCAAGGTGGATAATGGTTGGCGTCTGTGGAGGATTCGCTGATGACCAAAAAAGATGTGTGGAACGTGCCGCCTGTCGCGCCTGACAAAGCGCGCAAACGCATGTCTACTGAGGTAGCTCCGTTGCGCAAGCAGCGCCGGACTATGAATGCCAAGGAATGGAAGTTTGTGACCGAGCTTGTCAGTGGGGACGGCCGAGTGACAATGAAAGAAGCTGCGATAAGAGCGGGATATAAACCTAGCTCCGCCTCTGTAATGGCGTGGAAGCTGACAAACCCTGAAATCAACCCACACGTGGTGGCCGGAATACAGGCATACCGTGGGGAGCTCAATTCCAAATACAACACGTCGTATGAGCGGCACATGCGTGATTTGCAGATCATTCGCGATAAGGCCTTGGAGGCGGGAGCGTTTGCTGCTGCAGTCCAAGCAGAGTATCGCCGTGGCCAAGCATTGGGCAGCATCTACGTGGACCGCAAAGAAATTCGCACTGGCACGATTGACAGCATGAGCAAAGAAGAAGTCCAGAAGAAATTGGACGAGCTCAAGCGCTTGTATGGGGGACCCCCTCCGACTGCGCTGATCGATGCCGACAGCGGGAAAGTGATCGAAAGCCTTGAACGAGAAAAAGACCCCGTATTTGACGCTGGGGTGGAGCAGCCTCCCCTCGATATCTTTGAACAACATCCCGATATGGACGAAGATGAAACCTGAGGCAGCATTTGCGACTCGCGTGCGAGAGGGCCTAACCAAGTTTGGCGTGGATATCGAGAGAATCGAAAACCGCGTAAACCTTGGAATTCCTGACATGCTGCTAGGTGTGGGTGAGCGCTTTGTGATGATGGAGCTCAAGGTTGTGCAGCGGGGCCTGAAGGTGGGGCTGCGGCCACATCAAATCGCGTTTATGGAAAGGCAGTCCGGAAAGGGACGCCCCTGTTTTATCTTGGTGCTGCAGTCCGGCGGGACTGTTTTAAAACCGGCAATGATTTATTTGTATCGCGGGCGCGATGCGATCGACCTCGCTGGCGTAGGGCTGCGGCTGCCGCCACTTGGAAGCTGGGCCTCCCGTGGCATGAACTGGGAAGACCTTTACAAAATACTATCGGAAATGGAAACCCGATAGAAATAATTCATTAGACATGGTGTACGCAAAGTGTACACTGGGGGCCTCACAACAGAAAGGATAGAGTAATGAAGAAATTCAAAATCACCGCGACGTATACGACGCATCATGAGGCCGAAGTGCTTGCTGCAGATGAAAATCAGGCGTGGCTACTTGCGAAGGGCATGGACATGTCTTTATTTGAAAGGGTAAAAGATAACGCCTATTGGTATCTTATTGACTCGGTGGAAATCCCTGTTCAATTGACGGCCGATCAACATGCATTCATTACCGCGTATTGCGATGGCGTGGGAGATTATCCGGCCGAGGTGGTAGAAGCTTGGTTTTTGATCGATGATGGCGACGAATTCAACGAGCGATATGGGGCCGGAAATAGTGCTTACACGTCAATTGCTGACGCGCACAACATGTGGCGCAATGCTTTAGCTTATGCACGGGAGAATAAATAATGGCCAAAAATGTTTATTGTGCTTATCAAAGGCGCGCCGGTCCCGCGAAGGTTTTCAAGCTTAAGCGCGACGCGATCGCGTGGGGCTGCAGCTATTTTGACGGGGTTTTTATTGTGCTGCCGATAGATAAAGCCAAGCTATCGGCCAAGCTAATCGATTTAAAAAAACGATTAGACCTTGAACCCGTTATGGCGTAGCATTGCGTTACCAACTTAGAAGGAATAGAGAAAATGCTTAAAACCGTACCCGTCACCGCTAACCGTAAAACCGGCCCAATTGCTGTAACTTATCGAAGCGGCGAACACCAAACCTATAGCACGTGCCCGAAATCTTGCGCACTGCACCCGAAGGCCGAAACCGGCTCGGATCAAATCGACACCGAATATATGGCCGCATTATTGGACGCGGTCCCGCGCCGTGGTATTGCGTGGACTTATTCTCACTTTGCGGCGTGGCTGCTGCCAATTGCGAAGCGCGGTCAAACTGTGATCAATGCAAGCTGCGACACGGTGGCCGAGGCCGTCGCTGCCGTCAAGCTTGGAAGGCCCGCCGTACTGGCTGCCCCAACTGATACCGCCGAGAGCTGGCCGAAAGTGGTGGAAGGCGTAAAGTTTTATCGCTGCCCCGCCGAGCTGGCCGAGAATTTCACGTGCGCCCAGTGCGGGAACGGCTCGCCGTTATGCGCGAGGCCTGAGCGGCGCGATGTAGTGGTATTTGTGGCCCATGGCACCGGCGCGAAAAAAGTGGGGACCGGTGAAGGCGGCTGCTATGCTGCCAGTGGTCCGACGGCGATACAGTGGCACGGCACCAAAAAAACCGGTAATGCGAATGATTCTCAAGCGCTCAAAGCTTTTGCAAAGTCGCTGCCCTCGGGCTCGATGTTGCGTCACCACGTGGCGGGTGATATCGGGCGGGAGCTGATAGCATGATATTTATAGGTTTACTTGTATTTATTGTGCTTTATGCACTGGTGGATTTGTACGACGATTAACCTAGGGGCTTACTAATGAGAATCAATCGCATTTGAGAGGTGATAATGAGAATTATTTGCATTTGCACGGGTTAATTCTCTAAGGGGGTAAACTTGGCCCGTGATCCCTGACAATCGACGCCTTAAACGTGGCGCGGCTATCGGGGCGCGAGGTCCGATAGC